GCGAAAGTTTTGGACTTGCACCAGACTTGCTACACCAACGGTTCTGATCCTTCAGTACTAATGATCAAGCCTGCTGACAGCCTAATCATTGGCGGCTTTGCGTCTGCCGCTGGCCGTGAGCGAGACATTGGTGCAAGCCAGACACTTGTGAACACCATATCGGTACTCGTGACCGCATACGGTACTTTTAAGGTCGTGATGAATCGTGAAAATCTTGCGACTAATGCGTACCTCATTGATCCCTCAATGTTCAAGCAATGTGTGCTACGTCCATTCAGCCGTACTCTGTTAGCCAAGACTGGTGACAGCGATAAGCACATGGTTGTTGGCGAAGTATCTGTGAAGCACACCAGCTTTGCGGATAGCGGCATGATCACTGGACTTTCTTAATATTCTAAGTCCTAGCTAGATGATTGGGGGCGGGGATGACGGTAAGGGTTTTGCTCTCCTTAACTTACCTGATTTTCCGTCCCCTTTTTAGTTTTTTAAGGAGACGTTACAAATGTCACAAAAAAAAGATTCTTTGATCTACCACGATATTCAAAATAGATTCATGTTTGAAAACAAAGGTGACGAAAATGTCATCGAGCAAAAGCAGTTTATACCACCAGCTTTTTTAGACACTCTACGAAGACAGCGCGAAAACTCCCTCAACCAGAACGAAGGTGAGTTTATGAGTGTTGCCGAAGTCCCAGTGTCCGTCTATGAGCAGTGGCTGCGTGAGGGTTTTGACATGATGAAAGAAACTCCAAAAGCTATCTTGATGCGTCTAAAGCAGCAGGATTTAAACGCCTTCATAACGACTAAAAAGCAGGTGTAAAAGATGAACTACGGACAAATCCGTACCCACTTCAAAGCGTTACTCAATCGATCAGATATTACCGATTCACTGGCTGACACATTTATTGACCAAGGAATCTCCAGGATTCAACGAAGCCTACGAATACCGTCAATGGAGAAGCAGCATAAGTATACTTTTTCCGCTCAGACATCAAAGGTAATCTTGCCTGCTGACTTCTTGGAAGCCATAGATATTTACTTTGCGAATGTCGCTTTGACAAGACTTCCGATGCGGGAAATGCAAGCGTTCTTAGACAGCGGCGAGACAGGTAGTCCAGTTTATTTTCTAAGAGAGGGCGGTGAGCTTTTACTGCACCCCCAACCATCAAGTGGTACTTTATCGCTCAATTACTACTCAGTTTTCCCAGAACTTTCTGTGGATGCTGATAGCAATATTCTAACTGAAGTTGCCCCTGACTTAATCATGTATTCAGCGTTGACGTATGCGTCTGATTACTTCTTGGATGACCGTGCTGACATCTGGGCGGCAAAGTACTTTAGTTTCCTTGACGAGATTCAGACGCAGGCTAACGAACAAGAAATGTCTGGCACTCTCCAACAAATGCGGCCAGCTTACCAAACCTACTAAAAAAGGAAATCCAAATGGCAAAATCCTCATTCTTTAGTGGCTCTGGTGTAACTCCGACTAACACAAACGCAATCGAAAGTTCCACTTTGGCGGCAGCAACGGCAGCCGCTGAAGCGGCAGCAAGTGCAGCAACAGCGTCTACAGCGGCAACCACTGCCACTGGGGCAGTTAGTGCAAATCTTGCTAGTGCGGTTGCAGCCGAAGCCTCAAAAGTCGCGGCAGAATCCGCAAAGGTAGCAGCACAAGCCGCAAAAGTAAGTGCCGAAAGTGCGGAGGCTGATACCTTAGTTTTAAAAAATGCTGCCACAGTATCTGCAACATCTAGTGAAACTTCAAAAACGGGGAGTGACGCAAGTGCCGCTACAGCGACAACAAAAGCCTCGGAGGCTTCAACTTCAGCGACAAACGCAGCAGCGAGTGCAGCAACTTCATCGACAA